TAATAATTGACAACTCTTCATCAAGTCTTTGCTCATATATATCATTGCCAAGCCAATTAGAGTTTAATTTTTTTTCTTCTAAAGAAGCAAGTGTTAGGTTTGCTAGTTCTTGATCAGGATTTTTATATTGAACTGGAAGCAAATCTAGACCATCTTTAATGTCATAATCTTCTACTGTATCTGCTAGTAATAGGGTGTTTGAGTATATGTCTTCTCTATCAATACCCTGTTTTTCCATAGCACCCTTGATTTCATCATAAGATAATAAATGAATATCAAATTTATTAAAAGTAATATCTCTATCTTTGCCATAAAGATAATCAAGTCTATCCATCATAGAAGAGTGCTTTGCAGATTTTGCATAGGTTATATCTTTTTGTACTTTAGCGTGTGTGTTTAATAAAAGTTTAAACTCTTGAACTTCTTTTTGTGAAGTATCAACATGATGACAATCTGGTGTAACAACTACCTTTATTTCAAATTCATCTGCAAGTTCAATTAAATATTTATTTATTTCAGGAGCGTTGTGTGGCATAACTTCAATATAATAGTCACTACCAAAAGTATCCTTAAACCATTTAAGGTGTTTTTTTGCAAGTGCAAACTCTTGCTCTTCTAATGCTTTAACTAGAACACTGCTTGGACAAGCAGATGTAACAATAATACCTTCTTTATATTTTTCTAATATTGCAAAATCAAATCTTGGTTTTCTAAAAAATCCATCAGTCCAAGCAATTTCGCTAATCTTGTTTAAATTCTCTAATCCTTTTTGATTCTTGGCTAGAAGGATAATGTGATTATAGACAAGATCTTGTTGACCTTCTCTTTCAGACTTATCTCTTTTATCAGATATGTCTGCACACATGTATCCTTCTAGACCTAGAATTGGCTTTACACTTTTTGCTTTTGCAATTCGGTACAGTTCCCTATGCCCAGATAAAGTTCCGTGATCTGTGATAGCCAACGCTGGCATACCAAGTTCAACTGCTCGGTCTATGTATTCTTCTGGAGTAGCAACACCGTCAAACAGTGAGTAATGAGTGTGTACGTGTAAGCCTACGTAACTCATCTTACCAATCTGTGTTGGTTGATGAAGTTAGAGATGGAGTATCAAACCCCAAATAGAAAGCCTCTTGTTCAGCATAAGGAATTTTCTTTAATGCTAACTCAAGTGGATACGGTTTAATTACTGACCAGTCAAATGGCTCTGTATCTGGTGCAGATGGAATTAATGTGTAACTTGTTTCAGTACCCTGACCGTTACGCTTTAATTTCCAGTTTACGTTTGAGATGCTACCTGTTTCAAGAGCATACTCACGAATTGTGTTAAATGCTGATTGCTTGCTTACACCCATTGACCAAATAGCCACATATGGTGCCTCAATGCCATCGTCAACTAGAACATTGCAATAAAAACGAAGACGTGCTCTCCAGCCAGCCTTTGGATCTTTACGATGCATTTCTTCTGCCCAGTCACGACCTTCTGATTCCATTGTGTCTACAGCCTTGCGCTTATAGTCTTTTGGATTTACATGTTCTTTTACAACAAGTGCTAATCCTCTTTCAGGATTGTAATTTGCAGAGTCTTCATCAAGTTCTTCAATGAATCTCATTTTTGCTGATTGTCCATCGGCAAGTTTTAACCATCTTACCTTTGGAGAGTTTTCATCATATTTTGGTTTGTCAACTAGGGCGTTAATGTTCTTTAGTCCCTTTACTATAGTCATATTATTTTTTTCTCCTTGTATGCTTTTATCTATTTTAACATGCCGATGATAGAATTGTCAAACTGGAACTCCAGTTTTTTAATTGCCTCATCGTCCATATCGCCTATATCTTTGTATTTCTTATCTATATAAACGGAAGTGACTATAGGTCCAAGTTTTTCAATTAACTTATCTCTCATAATCATTCCTGCATCATCGTTATCTGCAATCAAAACAATACTATTAAAATACTTTTCTAATAGTCTTATTTGTGCTGCAGAAACATTAGCCCCTAGCGTAGCCACGGCAGGGAAACCTACTTGATCTAATCTGATTGCATCAAAAGATGATTCTACTACATAAACTATATTTGATGTTTTAATTCTATGTAAATTAAAAAGAACCTTGCCCTTTGGCAAACCTGGTGTATTTTTAAATTCTTTGCCCTCAACAGTTCTAGCAACAAACCCTATACACATGCCATCTGGAGAGTAAATTGGAATAGTTACGGAGTCTTGTTTTTCAGAGTATCCAAGACTAAATTTGTCTATTGACTCTTTGGTTATTTTTCTTCCTTCAAAATATCTAATTGCTCTAGGAGATTCTAGGGCTTGATTATTTAATCTTTTAATTAATAATTCGTCATATTGAATAAACTCTGGTTTATTTATTAATGCTTTATTTACAGATTCCTCAATACTTGTCTCTTGTTCCTTACTTTTAATATATCTAACTGCTTCAAAATATGTTCTATTTGATGTATACATTACAAACTCAATAAGGGTTCTTGTGGTTTGACATCCGAAACAAAAAAACATTCCGTGATCTTTTGATACCTCACCAGCAGGAGTTCTATTATTATTATGATATGGACAAAAAACAATATAGTCAGTTCCATACTCTGCTTCAATATCAATACCAGCGCCAGTTAGTACACGCTTAACTTGTTCTGCTGTATATGAGTCTCTATTTATCATCTTCAAAATCCTTATAACGGTAGTATCCTCTATCAAAATCTACTTGAACTAAAAAGTCTCCCATAAAACCATTTCTGTTTTTTCTAAATACGCATTCAATAATATCACTATTAGTGGCACGACCTAATGCCATTACCCAGTCAGCATCATAAGCAATTTGTCTAGACCATGCAGTTTGTCCTAAAGTTGGCGGTGTAGAAAGATCTTTAACATCATCTGGAGTCGCAGAAGAAATAGCAATAATAGGGACTTCTTCTCCAATTGACATTAACTTAAGTTCACGAGAAAGGTTTTTCATACGTACTGTTTCGTTGTCAGATTTTTGGTTTGGAGACATAAGTTGTAAATAATCTACTATAACAAAATCTGGTCTATATTGATCAATCTTTCCACGTATAACAGAAGGAGTTACATCTCCACCATTATCATTTGATATGATATGGAATTCTGGTTTACCCGCTAATTTTTCAGCATGCCATTTTTTAAGCATGTCAATCTCTACTTCTCCATTACTAAGTTTACGATGAGACCACAGGCCTTCGCCCATAATTGCAAATACACGATTACGAACCTCTGTCTCAGACATTTCAAGACTTATGACAAGTGGACTACGGCCTTGCTTCCATGCTTGAACTGCAAAATACAAAGCAAGCCAAGATTTACCAATTCCTGGATAGGCTAAAAATACACCAAGTTGTCCTGGCATAATTCCAGAAGGTAGGTAGTTGTCAAAACCTGGCAAGCCTGTTTTAATTCCAATGTGTCCAAGATCTTGCATCTTTTTTACATTTTCAAAATATGCAACTGCTGAGTCTAAGTCAGTAACTTCAATGTCTCTAATTGCAGAAGTATTCTTTTTTAATTCCGATGTTTTTGTAATTAAATGCTCAAGGGCATTTGGACCATTTCCAACTTGAACCTCAGATGCTGCATTACGCAAAATATCTTTTAGGCTATCATTTAAATATTCTGTTTGTAATTCTTCAAGATGATGTTTTGTTGAGCCAATGTCACCTACTGGAACAAAATCTCTAAACTTTTCTACTACTAAAGATGCTGGTGGAACTGATTGATTATTTTCTGAATACAACCTAATAAAATTCCATACGTCATTATGAGTTCTTAATAGGTTATCAACATTTGCCTGTAGCAACACATGGATTTGTTTATCGCTTAATACTGCGCTAATTAATTTTGCTTCTGTATTATTCACTAATCCACTTCCTTGCTAATTTTCTGCGCTCTTCTCTTTCTTTTTTATCTTGCTCTTTTTCTAATTTTGCGTCTAATATTTTTTCTGCATTGTATGCAAAGTAACTCCAAGAAGGGGCAGCAGAGACGTTAAAATAATAATCTAATAAATCATAACACTGGGCTAAACCATA